TTCGGAATTGCTCATAAATACACTTCAGGTACATAATAAATATATATCTAAATATGTTTTATGATGTGTATTTTATCTTACTAAAAGAACCTTCTTTTTGAATTTCAATAATTTCGTCCACCATATCTCTCATTACGTCCAAATGACTTATAACCATTACGAACTCAAACTGCCCCTTTAAATAGGTAAACAGGTTAAATACACTACTTATGTTGTCTCCGTCCAACGAACCCCATCCTTCGTCAATAACAAGGAAATTGGAACGAGGAAGACTACTTACGTTGATGAGTGCCACTCGCATTGCGATACTACTGATGAAACGTTCCATGCCACTGCACATTTCTAATGGCCAATGACGGTCTTCATATGTAATCTTTGAATAGATATGCTTTCCGTCCATTTCAAGTTGCATTCCAAAATCAACGATTTGAGATAGAATATTATTAACTTCACTTTCAATACTTGGAATTGTCTTGGATATAAGTTCATATGAAATGCCATCTCGTTTTACTGCATCAAGATATAACTCGTAACCACGTTTTTTTCGTTCGTAACTTTTTGCTTCTTCAATAGATGCTAAAATGTCTTCGTGTTCTTTTTCAGCAATTTTAACTTCACCAAATAAAGTTTGTAGTTTTTCTGTTTCTGTGTTTGCAACAGAATTTACTATAGTTAACTTCGTTTGAATTTCATCAACCTCAGTTTGTAATCTTTTGTTGAATTCTATTATATCCTTGCATTCGTAATATCCGTTGATGTTATTTTCATTTATAGATATATCTTTTTCTATTGATTGAATCATACTCGAAAGAGCAAGAACTTTGGAATCTGCCTCGTTTATTTCAAAAACAAGATTTGAAGCTTTCTGTTTAAGATTGTTTAACATTTCATAATTCTGCTCGGCATCTTTATTTTCATCTAGAATAATAGTTAGTAAATTTTTCTGTGTTACCAATTCATCAGCCGCCGCTTTATCTTTATCAAGTTCACTCTTAGTTTGCGATGCACTTTCTATTAAACTCTTTGAATTGTTTACACAGAATTTGCACTTAGGATCATACGCATGACTATCATAGTGTTTAAGTTTATCTAACTTTGCATTTACAGATGTTCTCAATACAGCCAAGTCTTTATCTACCCTAGTAATCTCTTCACGAACTTTTAAAACTTTAATATATGATTCTTCAACATTTTTAATATCGGAAATCTTAGATAAACAATTTTGCTTTTGTTTAGTTAAATCTGATTTTCTGTTAGATTCTTCTGACCTACTATCACCAGCAGAACTTAGTCGTTCTTTTAAATTATTTTTATCAAATTCCAACTTATCTATATCGACTTCATTTTCATCAAATAAACAGTTTTTAAACAAAGCATTTTTATCTACTAATTCTTTGTTTAATCTTTTTTGATTGAGCAGTACAATATTTGTTTTGCTATCATGTTCATTGTATTGTTCGTTAACGATATTAAGTTTTTCTTTAACATCGGCCAATGTTTCATCAAAATTTTCACGATTAAATCGTTTAAGCAATGCATTAATTTCTTTAATATCTTCTGAAGCAGTTGTGTGCAATTGATCAAATGTATCAATACCCATAAACTGAGCAAGTAAATCTTTTCGTTCACTTTGACTTTTATCTATAAAAATAGCATTGTTGTTCTGTAAACTAAGTGTTGTTAAAACAAAATCATCGTATGAACCTACGTGGTCACGAATTGAAGCATTTGTTCCTGCCCGTTGTTCACCATTTAGTGATATCCGTTCACCTTCATTGTCAATTTTACAAAAATCAACTACAACAGTTACATCTCCATTTTTCTTAGTGGATGCAGTTCTATCAATATAATAATTTACACCCGAGATTTCAAAATTTAATTTACAATAAAAAGATTCGGTTTGGGTGTTTAGTACATGAGAAGCTTTAAACGCACGATCACATTTATCAAACAAACAAAAACTCAATGCACTCATTACACTACTTTTACCACTTGCATTTGAAGCAAATAACCCCATGACACTTTTCATGTTAGTAAAATCTACTACATTTCCATCTCCGTAACTAAACATATTTCCAAACTCAAACTTCTTTGGTTTCCATATACAATTACGAAGAACTTCCTTTACAATCAATTTATCATTTACTTCTTTGTTAATATCAAGAGCAGTTTGAACTTGATCATCATCTACTACAAAGTTCCGTCTTAAATAATCTTCAATTAGATTATTTTGTACTTGAATCAAAGAAATGTCACCAAAATCAAATTTATTATCACGATCAAACTTTTTTGCCTCGGATATGGCATCACAGCGTGTGACATTTAAATCAGTTATATTAGTCTGCTTTCTAATATCCGCTATTATTTCTTTTGTTTCAGTTGCAGTTGTATTATACACCTTTACACGTAACCTAGCCTTTTTAGGAAGTTTACTTAAATCACTTACACACTTACCATCCCTCACTTCAATTGTATAATAACCATAATCATTATGCACCTCATGGTGGATGTGAGTTCTATTTGGAATGTCCCATAAAACATAACCATGTCCAAGTGGTTTCTCTCCGTGATTTTGCTGAATCATGCTTCCTGAATAAACCACCACTGGTTTATTCTTGCAATGTCGTTTTACTTTTATGTAATTTTCTTTATCTTCCATGTGATACAATCTTAAAAATTTCGTTTCCAACTTCTTGGTCAGTTAAAGTGGGGTCAAGGTGTGTGTGGTTTCCAGATGGAAAATACTTGCGAGGTCCTAGAAATGGTTCTACATAAGTTTTATTTATATCCACCTTAGTACCATTGGGTCCATATACACCTTGAATATAATCAGTTGTTATTATTGTACTTGTACCGATTGCAGAACTTAAGTTGGTAAGACATCCCTCTGGACCAATTACATAATCAGAATTTTTAATTAAACTCGCAGTAAAACTAAATTTGCTTGCTGAATTTATGCTCGGAAACTTTTTAGAATCCTTTGATTCAATTCCTATGGCAAACAACATAATTTGCTCATTGCCTTTTAGTGGTTCAATTATTGAATGAGCATTTCGTGTGATTGGTCTATCAACTGAATTATGTAATGAGTAACTCTTACGATCCCAGTCCATTACATAACAAACTTTTATTATATCAGAATTCCAATACTCAATTTCAACAAGTTCTTTCATACTACACTCAATTGAATAATCACTTATCGGATTTGTGAAAATTTCAAAGGTATCGTTGAAATTTTTAATGTTACACATTTGCTGATATTGAGAAACCACGGATGTGGATAGATTTAATTCGTGACTACTTTTATTTATATCAAAAACCTCGGTGTATTCATCCCCACACTCTTTATAGTAAACTTTGTCAATGTATGGGTTGTTATTCAAAAGTTCAAGTGGTTGTAAATAATTTACACTAAACTCAAGTTGGCATGATGTTTCCCACGGAGATTCTTCTTTTATTTTTTTAGCAACACTGCTTGCAAATAAAATATCACCAATATCTAAGTCAACGCAATTTATTAAAATCTTAGTCATCACACACGTCCCACCCATCTAATTTATATGAATCTAATTTACTTTCTGGTATAAATCTGTGTTCGGTTTTGTACTCTTGTAAAACTTGATATTTGTGAATATCACCGAGCATAACAATATCATATCCATCAAATTGAGGAAGTGTTAAATCTCCTCCAACTACAATATAACCAATGTCTGTTGTACTTCGTCTGATTGCTCCGTGGTAAACTGCAATCTTAGTTTTAATTTCGGGATTATCTATTTCATTACCATGTATGTAGTCAGTTGGTTCTTCGAAGATACCAAATACACTTATTGCAACATCACCTATTTTATATACACCTGTATCTTTTAAATAATATAAATTATTATCATCCATCATATTCATAATCGGAGATAAAACGTCAAGACGATCTGGATTGTTTAGATTGCAATCGTGATTACCCGCAATTACAACAGTTGGATGTAACTGAGAACATCTACGAAGAAATGATGAAATTTGCTGAATGAGTTCCGGAGACATTTCTGTTTTAGCATGAGCAATATCTCCTCCAATGAAGATAATGGCATTATCAAGATTGTCTTTTTTAACTTGTTCGTAAAAATTATCAAAAACAGCCGAATACTCTGTGTGTCTTTTTACATTACGTATATGAATATCTGCGAGGTGATATACTTTTTCTACATTCTTTAAATTATTTTTTAACTCAAGCATAACTTCTGTTGCATCAACAAACTAAAATCTAAGTTGTCTGTTGTGTTGATTCTTTCTATAATCTTTTTAAATCCTAAATCAGCGGCATCTTCACTTCCCATTCTGACCAATTTTACTTTTATATTATCGTTCATTAAAGTTTCTGATATATACAAAGCATTTTTATATGCATCATTATCTAATACGATGCTAACTTCTTTTACACCATGTTCTACCAAACGCATTTTAAGTTTACTTGGAATATTTTTTCCAAGCAAAGCAATTGCATTTCTACGGATGGCAATGGCATCAAATACACCTTCGCATAAAATCAGAGGTTCAGAGAAATCTATTTGGTTTTCGAATACAACCACATCTTTGCTTACCGGTGGATTTTTGTATTTCAAATAAGCATTGCCTGTAAAATCTCTTGCAAGAAAGTAATTTAGTTTATTGTCTGCATCAAATGATGGAACAATGATTCGTCCAGCATAATCTCCTTTATCGCAATATCCTATATCGTATCTTTCAATGTCATATGACTCAATTCTACGGTTTTTTAAATACTTCATTGCTTTAGAATAAAAAAAATCAGTATGTGCTTCAGTCAATCTTTTAAATTCATAAGGCAACGATACAAATTGCTCTTCGGTATCTGCAAGTTTGGTATTTTTTGGAAGTTTAACAATCTTGGATAACTCTGCAAAATAATTGCTTGGAACTTGCATTCTTTTAAATAACGAAAAGATACTACGACCCTTTGCGTTTGTATCAATCCAACTTTGCCACCTCTGCGTTGTAAGATTAACTGCCAACTTTGGTTTACGGTGATGCGAAAACGGACATACAAACATTGCTTCGTCTTTAGAGACGATTTTACCCTCACCTAGTACCTTCTGCATCAAGGCATATAATTTTTGTTCTGAAATCCCCATTAATTGTCAATAGTATACCAATGATATAGTGATGCTACCGTTGCGTCCAACATATCGTAGTTTCTTTTATCATAATTTTTTCTACTATTATAGACGACAAATTCATTTAAATCAATCTTTTTTTCAAGTTGTTCACGTACAAAAGTTTTACTATCAACGCCCTGTTCACGACTTTTTCCGAATACAACCTTGCGAAGAGAAGACACATTTATGTGTTCTACATCCAATTCATACAATGCTTCTACTACATAACTTATTACTGCATTGCACTTTGCTAACTTAACAATAGTTTGCTGACTAGTTCTTCCACCACCAAAACCACTTAGTGTATCTTCTACTATAATTACAGATGGTTCTATTTCTAACTTATCTAGTACTTGTGCTACACTATGTGCCTTTTGCTTGATACTAAGTTCTTTACGAATATCTATATATCCAGCATGAGTTACTTTATCTTTAGAATAGGATACACAGTAGCCCACTACAGTTGAACTGATATCCAATCCTAAACAATAAGATTTATTTTGCATAACCTATATGTTATGCGTATTGTGCTAAAAAGGCAAGATTAAATATTAGAGTTTGCTTTGACCTCCGTCTCCACCACTTCTAGCATTATCTTTACCACCCGCGGTACGACCACGTGAACTTTTACTTCTACCACCAAGACCGGTCATTTTTTGACCGTATTTTGCTGGTTTATCAAGACCTTGTGTATACCAACTTGCCATTGCCAAATCTTTTACTCCGGCCGCATTTGCTCCGTAGTCGTGGTCAGTCATTGGTACACGATAAGTTGTAAAACCTTTAATTTCAACCGATCCCTTTTGTTTTGGTGCTTGTTTACCACGGCCTTCTCCACCTGCTACATTTTCAGAACCAACTCCTTTTGATCCTTGTGATCCCCCACGTGCTTGTACATTGCCACGACCAAATCCGAAGAAACTTTGACCACCTTCAGTTCTGTTCATACCGTTACCAATTTGATCATTCAAACCAGGTGACTTTGCTCCGGCTGGTAAATTACCACCACCCATTGCTGTGTAAATACTTCCTTTTGCGTTTGCGTATAAAGCCTCAAGTCCTTTTCCTCCAAGGCCTTCATCTACAGACCAACGTCCACTTGAATTGTTAAGTGTTTTTGATCTTGCATTTGCTGTTTTTGCATCTAAACTCATTTTATTTTTCTCCGATTAATAGGTTATTACTCATAAATATCAAGCCAACTTGCTTAATTATCAAATTTTATTAAAAAGTTTATAGGATAGTTCGGAAGTATTTTCACAGGCTTGCCCAATTTTGCAACCATAGCAAGTTCTAAACCACTATATAATCCAATTGTGGTTGCATATGGAGCAAGGTAACTTCCAGTAGAATCTTGTTTGTCATTTTCAGAAAAGTCTTGAAAATCTTTTAATATTTCACGACCTAAGTTTTTACCAGTCTTTTCATCTAGAAACTCCACTATACTACTTGAATCTGTTCTAGACGAATTGTTATATTTACTTACCAAGTCACGTGTTAAATATGTACCACGACGTCCTATGAAATATCTTAATAATAAATTCGCATCAACTTCATCAGTCTTACCATCTCCGTTGATATCAAAATCTCCGTTTTCATATTTTTCTTTTAAATTTGATAGTATTTTTTCATGCACTGGACGATTTTCAATTATGGTAGAACTAAAAAACAAATCCATCAATAAAGCATCTTCAGACTCCGTCATCAATATATCTTGCTTTGGCCAATTGTTTTTATCTGACAACTTGATCGACGTTTCGTTTTCTATTATCTCATCATCGGTTATTTCTATATCTCCAACTTCACCCATTATGTATTTAAATATGTAGGATGCATCAATTATATCAAACTTTCCATCTTGATTTATATCATATGAAACACTTCCCGTGGTGACGGCGGATGGGTTTGTGCTGAAATTAAATTCATGTGGGTCAACTTTACATAATATTTCATTTTCATATAAAGTGTGCATCGATTTAAACTCTAACTCAAATCCAGACACACCACTGTTACTTAGTACATTTGAGAAATACCCACTTCTATCTGTGAGTGCTATAATTCCATTCTTATAGAATATGTTTCCTATATAATGACGTTTATTATCTCGTATTGCAGAGTGGTCATATGCAATGATAGAACCCACCGCCTTTTTACTAAGTTGACTTATGTAAGTAGGATGTATTGTGCTATACTCTATAAAAAGTTTTTCAGATTCCCCAAACGATACCATTGATCGTCCACCAAATGTAGTAATTTCATCAATATTGAAGTTACCAAGTATAGGAGACCCAACCGAAATAAAGTTTTTGCTTAAACTTACCGAGTGACCATATTGTTTTTTACATGAATATGGTGTCTTGTTAGTTTTCATCCTCTTCAACTTATTACATTTATTATTGATTTTATCAACCGAGTAATAATATACATACCCATTGATCGCCGACTTTACAGAATTATACACAAAGACTAGTGTACTATCTAATTTGACATCGGGAAGTAAATTAATATAAAAGTGTATGTAATTTCCTACTATTTTTGTTTCATCTCGGTATATTCCCCATGTTAATGATGAATTTTGACCCGTTGTATCGTTGTTTGAATATACATCAATAGTTTTGTTATCAAGAGTTCCGACTCCCGACTTGAAATTCTGCGGAATTTCTTCTTCGGAGACCTCGGTTGATAATGCGAAATTGATATTTATATTTTTGTTTATATCTTTGAATACATCACTTAGTAAAAAACCACTATTATCTACATGAGGTTTCCATTTTTGTCTATAACTAACAAGTTCTTCTTCAGTTAAGTCAAAGTTTTCAACATCAGAACACAGATTATCGTCCATATCAGGCAACGAGTTATATTTTCTTTGATTTATAAAATCTAAAGCAATTTTACTCAACACCCGTAAATTATATAAAGATAAATTGTCGTGGTAGTTTGGTCTAATTTCTGTCAATAAATCACCAAGGAGGTGTTCATACCCAAGTTTGACTGACCACGATTTTAATATTTTATAATCTTTTAACTTATAGATGTCCAAAGTTTTAACCAATAAGTTAAAATTTAAAGAAATGGGGTTAACTGAGTCTAGTTCGTATACAAAGGGCAACATCCCTAAATTACCATCGGATTCTTTCCACCTCTTTAGTATGTCTATGTCTATACGTTTTCTTGAATTTGAACTATACAAATAAAACAATTCTTCTGTTATTTGTTCGTTTAAGTTAAGTTTAGAAATTGATTCAAGTTCTCTGATTAAATCTGCATATCTGATGTGTATTCTCGGAATTTTAGTTTGTGTTCGTGCTTTCCATTTATTTATCACACCATGATCACTTATATTATACAAAGACAACGCACTTGTCAGCATCTCTTCGGTCAACAAATTAAACTCACTTATTAAATTAATTCGTTCAAATATTTCAAGAGTATTATTCCAACTACACGGTATTTCATATTCAACTGATATATTGGGTTTATCAGTAAGAACCCAACGAGTTCGTAGTTTATCATAAAACACCGACCAGTTATGCTTATTCATGTAGACACGATTCATTGAATTTAAATCTACATCGCATCCAGAAACAACATTAATTGGAGATTTTATTAATCTATACACTCCGTTTAAAGTCTCGATTGTTTCTCCCTCTACATCAGAAATTCTCAAAGTTTCGTATCCGGTATCAATAAAGTTTGCTTTTAAGGTTGCTTCATTTAGTAATAATTTATTTATGTTCAAGTCATCTATTTTTACTTTTATTATTGCATCCCCAACTTCACTGTTTAAATCAAATTCATAATCAGTTATCAGTGCTTCGTTTGTATTATAGTATTCGTCCGAATATTTTGTTGCTCCAAATTCCAAATCTTCAATATCAAGTTTTTTAATTCCACTGCGTTCATTTATGTTAATATTCGTCATTTCTGTTGAATGACCCCCAACTAAAAAATTACTTCCAAGTACAGATATGTCGTTTCCAAATTCTGAACTAAATTCGTTTTCAAAGTTATCTTCACCATAAATTTTTTCAATAAAGTCTAGATTTTGTTCGTTTACCCTAAATACAAACGCACTTCCTGCTTTATATGATGTTCTGTAATCTGTGTAGTACTTTCTGTCCACGGGATTTCCAATAACCAAAAAATTATCCGAAGCATCGATTCCTTTTCCAAATTTAGAGTTTATGTCTGTTGAATATGTATATGATTTTTTAACTAAGTTTTTACGGTTTTCTAAGTCATAAATAATTGGATTGTTATACATCTCTATTTTTGATTCTTTACCAATTGGTTGGTCAGACGAATCTAATAATAATATGTACAACTTATGCAATCCAGGTGTAAGTTGATTTTTATCTATTCTAACTTTACAATTTTCAATTTCCGGAGAGTGAACTATTAAAGGTTTATTTAGATTTGGAGAAATGTTCTCAGTTAACTCTGTAAGTGTGTAGTGAGTACCGTTTGGTGTACCATCAAATAGAAATTCATAGAAAATTTCGGTATTTTCATCCTTATTAAGAACCAACCGAACAATCTCTCCGTTTAATGCAGTATTTGATTTTACTTCTGCGAGAATTCTGTTTTTATCATAACCCACCTCGGTGGTGTGATCCATATATACACTCATAGAACACTCACTCAGATCAGATGTTTTTTTTGAAATAGTTGGATAGTAGAAACTGACACCTTCTCTGAAGTTCTTCCAACTGATCGATATCTCATCTTTTAATCCACTTTGTTGTGTGTATGGTGTATTATTATCACCCATACTATAAAATGTAATTTGATTAGACGATTGTAGTATATCATCTGTAAGTTGAGTTCTAAGTGTGTCTGCGTGACCATAGTTATTGGGCAACATTCCAAACGATTTTATTTTTTTAATTTTTGTATTTACATCACTTGTAATTAAATTAACATCATGAGGTTTGACTTGATGTACTACTTCATTTCTAAGTTTTTCAACATAAAATCTATTATTTTTATCAGATTTATTTTTTTGAATATGTGATGTTGATTCTACTAGTTTTAGTAAGTTGTGCTCCATAAGTTCACCGAGTGTATAGTGCGTTCCATTCAACGAACCGTTGTAGATAAATTCGTAATAAAACTCATCGTCAGTTTCGGACCCATAATTAAACGTCAACCTAACTGTATGTTCATTTAAAGAATCTTCCGCCCCTATTTCTGCTAGAGTTTTTATTGGATCATAGTTACCGTTTTTGTCTTTGGCACCGTTTGCATATATTGTCATGAAACTAGGTTCTGATCCCGATCTTACACTTGGGTAGGAAAATGATACATTCTCTCTGAAGTTTTTCCAACCAATTGAAATCTCATCAATATGTGGGTTTTGTTTATATGAACTTTGATTCTTATTTTTTGTATAAAACCTTGCACCATTGGAGTTTAGTAAATAGTCATCAAATTTTATATCTGACAAGGAAACTGATGTTCCTTGGTTTGGTGATAACATACACTCAAACTCAACTGACTCTCTTAGTTCGTTGATTGTATAGTGAGTACCACCCAATGAACCCTGATATATAAAGTCGTAGTAATATTCCTCTCCATCAACCGAACCCGAATTTAATGTCAGACGGACCAACTCTCCGTTTAAAGTTTCCTGTGCACCGATTTCTGCAAGTATACACATTGGATTGTATGTTCCATCTAGTTGAATCGCACCATTTCCATATATTGTCATTACAGATGGTGTATTTCCTTTTTTCACACTTGGATACGAAAATGATACATTCTCTCTGAAATTTTTCCACGAAATATCAATTACGTCGTCATCCATCCAGGGTTCCGTATATGAAACTCCATCTTCATTCTTTGAGAAAAACTTTGCTCTGGTTTTGTTATCAAGAGGATCACTGAATTCACTATCTGAGATAGAGATATAACCACCCATATTCGCAGGAAGTGTGCAATCAAAATCTAATGATTGTTTAAGTTCATTTAGTGTAAAGTGCGTACCTTCAATTGAACCACGATAAATAAATTCATAATAATATTCGTCACCCCCAATGAATCCAGTGTTGAATGTAAGTCGCACCATTTCTCCGTTTAAAGTTTCTTGAGCACCTATTTCTGCTAAGATGTATCTTGGGTCATGTGATCCATCCTCCTGTTTTGCTTCATTTGCATAAATTGCCATGAATGAAGGGTGGTTGCCTCTGGATACATCAGGATAAGAAAAAGATACATTCTCTCTGAAGTTTTTCCATGACAACCCCATTGAGTTGTCAGATGAGTAAGGTTCTGTATATGATAACCCTCCTGTGGGTTTACTAAAAAGCAACGAGTTTTCATTTGCAATTGGGTTTATTGTTGTTAGCAAAACGGGAGTTCCCATATTAGGAGGTAGTGTACAATCGTAGTCGAGTTTATTTTTTAATTCACCGAGGGTATAGTGAGAACCCTCAACTGATCCTTTATATATAAACTCATAGACTTTAGTTTTATCATTTTTACAATTATCAGCATATATAAAGAGTTTTACAACCTGACCATTCATTGCATCGGAAGCACCAATTTCTGCCAACATATAAACAGGATCATACGATCCATCTAATCGTTTTGCTCCATCTGAATATATTGTTACAAAACTCGGTTCAGATCCAGAGTCTATGTTTGGATATGAAAATGAAACATTTTCTCTGAAGTTCTTCCATGAAATTGCTTGCGTTTCGTCAGATGAATATGGTTCAACATATGAAAGTTGATTTTCTGATTTTGAATAAAACTTTGGAAGTCGGCATTTTTTGAATATATTCAAATTTTCATAATCATTGATATATCGAATTGTTCCTGAGTTTATGTTTGTCTCGGCATATTCAGAATCACATACCTCTTTAAGTTCATTTAGTGTAAAGTGCGTACCTTCAATTGAACCACGATAAATAAATTCATAATAATATTCGTCACCCCCAACGAATCCAGTGTTGAATGTAAGTCGCACCATTTCTCCGTTTAAAGTTTCTTGAGCACCTATTTCTGCTAAGATGTATCTTGGGTCATGTGATCCATCCTCCTGTTTTGCTTCATTTGCATAAATTGCCATGAATGAAGGAAGTTTACCACTGTTGACATTGGGGTATGAAAAAGATACATTCTCTCTGAAGTTTTTCCAGGATAACCCTATTGTGTTCTCACCACACCAAGGTTGTATATAAGACGGTGTAGTTTCTCCTTTGGAAAATAAATATGCAGGTAGTTTTCCACCAAGTGGGTCCGTAAACTTGTCTTCTGAAATTTGAATATATTCACCTTGGTTTGGTGGTAGAGTACAACTATAATCCAATGATGTTTTAAGTTCATTTAATGTATATTGAGTACCAGTTGCCGATCCACGATATATAAAGTCATAATAGTACTCCACATCATTGGTGAATCCCGTGTTGAATGTAAGTCTGACAGTTTCACCTTCAAGTGTTTCTTGTGCATGAATTTCTGCTAATATATTCAATGGATTATACGACCCATCTGAATTTTTAGCATTATTTGAATACACCTTCATTGTAGATGATTCTTTTCCTTTAACAACTGAAGGGTAAGAGAACGATACATTTTCTCTGAAGTTCTTCCACCCGATACTTAATGTGCCATCGGATGTCCACGGTTCGGAGTATGTAGAATCACTTTCTGTGTTATAGAAAAACTTTGCATTTGGTTTATTGCCAAGTGAATCTACGAAATTTTCATTAGAAATTATTTCATAATGTCCGTTGTTCGGAGGGAGGGTGCAGTCAAAGTCTACTGATTGTTTGAGTTCATTTATTGTGTAATGAGTACCCTCTATTGACCCACGATATAAAAATTCATAAAAGTGTTCTATGTCACCAAGTCCACTGTTTATTATTAATCTAACAGGTTTGTTATTCAGAGTTTCTTGTGCACCGATTTCTATCAGTGTGTGAATTGGATCGTATGTTCCGTCCTCTTGTTTAGCTTCGTTTGAATATATCGTCATGAAGTTTGGAAAAGTTCCAGGTTCAACATTTGTATATACAAACGAAACGTTTTCTCTTGCATTTTTCCACGATACTCCAGTTGAGTTTTCGGACGGGTGGTAAAACGAATCTGCTAACTCAGGTTTACTAAAAAAATTTGCAGATGTGTCTAACATAGGTAGATCTACAGATGTTCCGTAATTGGCAGGTATCTGCGCTGATAGATTTGTGTTTATCTTTCCAAACCTTGAGTAGTATTTATATGTGTTAAAGTCTTTACATATAGAGTCGCATTTGTTAACCCTCACCCCACCTTGTATTTTATACTCCGAATTCAAAATAGGTTGATCAAAACTGTATATCCAATTATCGTATACATCCACTCCACTTGACTCTGAGTTGGATTGTGTATTTGGACACACCTTAATATCAAAGTATGTGTCATAGTGGTTTATTTCTGCCGACTTGAAAGCCGTTTCATCTACATATGACTCAGATGTATGCCCTACCAACTCTGTTTCAGTTATTGTATTTTTTAAGTCCCATACCTCACAACCATGTTTATTTGTAGTTTTGGTGAACATATAACATCGTGGCAGATCAGTTGAGTATGTTGACGCATATAACTTGTTTCCTTTAATAACTACCTTCTCACCAAATCGTTTACTGCTCAAATCAGGTGACTTTATAGTTCCCACCAAATCAAATGTTGTATCACCGATTGATTCTCTTGGTGTTTCCGAATACTCTGTCAACGGAAACCCACTATCATCTCCGAATGAGTTCAGTTCCGAGTCTGAAAACATGGATACTTCTTCTAACTCACACATGGTTTCTTCACCAAATAAATGAATTGACTCCGCACCACCCTCAACATTTTGCAGTTTCCAACGATATGCCCACTTGTTATCTTTGTTTTGTTCGTGATCAGGATTTGGTAGATATAGGTCAGTTTTTTCATCTGTCATATATCCAGGCCAAACAGATTTCTTAAAGTTTTTTTCAGTTTCAGAAAATTGACAACGAGTTGCTGGATGAGTATTCTTGCTCCATATTTTTTGGTTATACCAATTTACAGATTTATTATCACAATCTTGATTATTGTCCGTATATAAATAGTTATATGGAAATACCTCACTATAATCGTCTTTTGTTGGTACACGTTGGCCATATTCTACATCTGACATAATTCCTGCATCTCTTGCGTTTTTAAGTTCTTTGATTGTTTTTGAAATCCGATGTGAAACGATTCTATCACGTTCTTTTAGATACTTGGAATACTTCTCTGTGTTTTGAGTCGGAACTCCTTCGTATTTGGATAACACATCATTCCATTTGTACGAATCGTACACAGACGATGTCTTGATCCAGGGATGTTTTTTTGTTCTTTTTGTTTTTTTGAATAAATAAACACATCCTGTTCCATTGTCAAAATTGGGTGATCCAATTGCTATAAAATCTTTATCAATTGAGATAGAAGCTCCAAACTCAGAGTCAGGTGTTCCTTCAAATACATTTACAATCCCCCAATTTTCTTTTCCACCTTTATCTTTTTCATAAATAAAAACATGACCAGTTGGTTGATCGTTGTTTCTTCCATTTATATGTGACATAGGAGATCCTATTGCACATATCGTTTCGTTAATTGAAACAGATTTTCCAAAGTTATCATTTACCAAAAAATCTTCGGTTGATATAACATCATCCAACTCTGTTATTATAAACTGACAATTATCATTTCTGTTTTCTTGTGCAATTCCATTTTGTGTAAATGGACAATAAAAGTTTTTTACTAATTCATGTTGCTTAGTTGTTGTATTGAATTTATGCAAAGATGCACGACCCGATTGGTTCTCTGAGGGAGATGTTGATAATATGGGAGCTCCGGTGACTAAGAAGTCTCCGTGTGAGTCAACTGCATATCCATACGACAAATCGGTGTAATCAATAGTTATCTTACTATCTACAGATGATGTTTCAGATATTGAACTAAAAAACGAATTCAAGTTTAATTCAGATATACTATTAAAGGTATCAGACCCCACAACTAAGTTGGTGTTTCCATCATCAACAATTTCTATCGATTCATATTCAGAGCTATGATCTATTATTTTTAACGTACCCGGTTTTATTTTTTCACCAAACACCCCAGCCGGAATCTCAAGAACGGTAACCTCATCTTTCAATATTCTGCGTTCGCTTCTTTTATCTACTTCAAGTGTGTTTGAATTAAAGTTTTGTGGTGAATAGATTCCAGTTTCACTTCCGAAAATGTTCATTGGGTTTTTGTAGTGATGATCGTTTTCAGTATCTCCAATCGTTCCGTAGTCGTTGTAGAATAAATGCTTTACACTGTTATATACAACCCGTTGATATGAACCGTCATAATTCAAAGGTTCGTTTTTTGAATTATAGTGTTTACTGTCTTTTGAGAAAAAAGTACCAGTCACTTTTTTACCGACCCTCATATTCAACTTAAACTCAGAGTTATTTTGTTCTGTTGATAATTTGTTTGTCGCAGACGAAAATAATGGAATATCATCACCTTGCTCTAGGACTATATTGCTACCAGAATCAAGTGTACTATAATTCCATTTTTTATTAGTATTAAATCGTGTAACCGACTTATTTGATAGTTTTAATACTTTTATCACAATATATAAATATATTTGTATTAAAATATTTACACGTATTCTTTAGAAGTCTAGTTTTACTTTTATCAATGTTTCTGTATCAAAACTTTTTAAAATTGGAACACTGCACTTTGCAACTGCAACCAACTCGTTGTTTTCGTTATACAAACCAACAGTAGTAATGTAAGACTTCGGATCATCAATAAAATCTTCATGACGCAGTCTACCAATCCAATAGTCACGATTAGGACCCGAACCTTCTTCATGAATTTGGGTTGCTTCTTTTCCTCCGTATACAAATGAAGGATTATTACTGTAGTTAAAGTCTGTATTTTTTACTCGTATAAAATAGTGCTTGGATGGTACAAACTCCGTGCTCCTTGCCTTAAACGAACCACCTGATTTAATACAAGTAAACAACTTCATAAAATTTTGATGATTGCGTTCTGTTCCATATTGCATATCAGCTGAACCAAGTTCTTCACTTGTATTTATTACAACCGGATCACTTTTTCCATACCAACTGAGTTGTCTGGCTTTGTTATTTTTTGCCGACGCCTGTTCCGATTCACCTCTGCTAATTAGTTCTTCTTCTATTTTGCTTCCTAAGTGACACGACAACGCAAACGGGTTTAAAACGAGAATTCCTAAATCAGGATATGCGAACCCAAATCCTTCACCTGACCCCTCTCCTGATCCAGATGCGTATCGTTTGTCATCTGACATCTCATCGACAATAGAACCAGTGACTATCTGATATACTTTACCCGTGGATGTGTTCTTAGTTGAACTTGTCGTAAATCTACTATCATCTCTAAATGTCTCAGTTACAGTAATATCGTCATGTGTTATTGTTAGTCTAAACTCAAGATTACCCGGATCAAACTTTTCTTTTAACTGAGATGATGCAAAATTTATCACATATATCGAATCTCTATCTTTAAATGCGTTGGTATTTGAATCCAACGCAAATGTCCAACTAGAGTCACCTGGTCCAAGTAATATATTTTTGTATTGGTTGTAAACTGCTTTTGTGACAGATGTAGATAAATCGGAATTTAGTGATCCATATCCGTGTTTGTTTCCATATGATATAGAAAATTGTGAAGTGGAATTGTCGTTTGGAACTCCGTCAACATATGTTGGTTCATTGTACACATTTACATAATAATCTCCGAATGACACGTCGTTCCATTTTTTTTTGTTCGCACTTAGTGTTCCTGTGTCAGCCCCTTCGAGCACTACATCATCTGCAATATAGTTAGTAACATTTCCAAAGTCATCGAACTTTGGACTTACATACGAAATTGGTGTAAGTTCATCCGGCGTTAACTCCATCCAACCACTTATGTTGCTGGAAACTTCAGACTGATCCATATAAAAATCTATGCACTCAAATCCAGTTGAAAATAATCCAGAGGATACCTTTCGGACTCGACCAAAAACTTTGTCAGTTTGTTCTATTTCTCTGTATATGCTCATAGGAATGTATTAAGTGTATCTTGTTCTGAATTCTCACTCGACGAAACTACTGTTACGACAACTGGAATTGAAGTAGAACCCCCACTCTCGTTTCCAATTATAGTGAGTGTTGCCCGCTGGTCAGTTGTTATGCTTTTGTTTGGTTTAAATGTAAAAGAAAACCCAACTTCAGTAGTTGCCATTTCACTTGAGGTGTCTCCTAAAAATATAGAAGCTGTTTGTGAAGCTTCTATATCAAGTCCCGTACCTGTTAGTGTTCCTACATTTCTGTTTGATAAAACCGCAGTATATCCAAGTGAGGTATTGTATACAGGTTCTGTCGTAGGTGTAATATTAATCACTCCATTGTATGTCTTGTCAACAATAATGTTTTGTTGGCCAAGTTTAATGGTAGGAATGTATTCTGTTCCAGGAGGAAGTGTTACTAGTTTATATTTTAAACACTGTGTTTCATCAGTAAGTGGTTCAAATACAGGTATGTTGCGAAGTGCAGAATCATAGTATTGTGATCCCTCTGGATGATTCGGATCGTATAGTGTATAGTCTATTTCATCATCAGCAAGTGCGAAACTCGTGATATTTAGACCATTTTCCGAAGCAAGTAACTCCCTACCCTTTCGTGTAAGAACCGCATGAACGGTTATAGTTTCATTATTTAGATAACCCATACTAATATATATATTTAATTTAAAATTATTTCATGTAAATATCTATATATAAGATTTTTTATTCGTCTTCGTTTGGTGGTTCATCGTATATCTTACCCAAAAAGGTTCTAAATGCACCGGAGGCCTCTGTGAGTTTTCCATCATTTTCACCACCTAAAATTTGATGCATAGATTCTTCGTCAAAATAACTTTGATTGTTTTGCTTTTGTAAGTTGTAATTTTCATGTGCTTCTACGAATTTATTATTTTGCAAATAATAAAATGGTTCATTCTTTTCTTCAAAATCAATGTCAACCGGAATTGATAAATCTCCGGTTTTTCTGCTTGTATTAAATAAGTAAGAGACATTCTGTGTTGCAAGTTGGTTTAAATTGACCCTTCCATATTTTAATGGATAGTGATACACATTAAAATCGTCAATCCATCCGGAAAATCCTCCGAGTTTCATATTTGAAAATTTTACTTTTTCTAAAGCCCGACCCATGTCGTGTTTAAAAAGATATTTTCCGTTTCCAAACACTCTAGTGATACCTTCTTTTTCAAATAAGACAATAAAATGTACCCATCCAGAGTTAGATATTTTTACATCAAATTTTGTGGGTTGGTTATTTTTATCTTCGTTCCAACACACCCCTAAATTTCCCTCACCATCATCTCCGCAATTGTAAAAAACACCCGTTAATTTGTCGTTGTCTTCATTTACGAATATTGGTGAGTTTTTAAAGCTGTTATTTTTTGGGTGTATCCAAAAGGAAAGAGAAAGTTCTCTTGTTGAAAAACTATCGCAATTGATATCAGCAAATGATTGAATTGTTTCATTTAAATCTGCGTCATTGTTAAATTCAACAGCGGTTTTAAAACCTCGATTTTGTCCTGCACTGATAAGTTTACCGTTATATAAAACTGCATCCACCTTTTCCGTGTCTTCGGAATATAATTTATGTATAGTATTCATGTTTACTTTATGATAATTTACCCGCCACCGAGGTTGACCAGTTTTCTTTTTTATTAAACTCATCCTCCGTCAATATTTTTGTTTTTTCATTATTAGAAACAACCACATACCAATATATCAAAGTGGGGTTTAAATTACCGATATCGGTATATGTAGTTTCCTTGATATTATTTGCAATTGCAACATAAGTTGAAAAATCTTCAAATTCATTAGTCTCTGATCTAAGAATTGTAAAACTTTCCGATTTGTTGAATTGGGAGTTTAGTGAACTCCCATCCCAAGAAAGTTCTATTTTATTAGAATATTTTCCGTATGATGCATTCAAAAATGAAGGTGAATCTGGAATTCCCAACTTCCACCCAATTGTAGTTGCTGACGTCGTTTCTTTTCCAGACACCCCAATTGATATAACTCTGTATTTTCTTTCTTCATTAAGGTCAAGTGATGAATCGAGATACCCATCGGTCACTCTTATTTGCGAAATGTTGTCAGCAACAACTACCCACTCAGTCGTGTTTTCATTTTGTGCTTCTATTCGTAAGTAACTTGCACTATACGATGGTTTCCACGACAACAACACACCCTCCGGTAGTCCTGTTGTGGCTGTTAGTTCAGTAACAGGATCAATCTGATTTAGTACTTTTACTGCTATATGTCTGGCACCAATCCAACTTTTAATGAAGTATCCATAATCTGCAAATAGATGTTGGTTGTCATATTTGTGTAAAAGACCCATCTGATTTTTTGACATATAAAATGCTCTAAATTTACCATTTGTATGTACATTACTAGAATCCCAACCATACTGGTTTATATTTTCCGACGTAATCATTCCATCGATCATCTTCGTATAGTTTGAAACACTCATTCCAAAGTTTTTAGCAATATCCGGTATGTCTGATAGCATTTCTTCTCGGTCTTGTATTTCTTCAACTGACATAATACCCGAAATAACTATTCTCTGTTCGTCCAAGTCCTCTGCTATTTCTAACTCTGTTAAGTGTGGGTTCTTTGATAAATCATATTTTTTAGTTGTAATCGCAAAGTCACCATATTCAAATAAAAACGCATTATCAACTTGAAATGTATCTTGTGGTGTTGGTGTAACATCATTGATCTCAGGAGTTGGTGTGGTGATTGGTGTTGGGGACGGTGTTAATATACCCTCAGGTGTCTCAGGAGATTCGTTTGAATGTAATGTGGGTGTTGAGGTTGGAGTTGGTGTTAGAGTTTGCTCAGGAGTCGGTGTTGGAGTTTTTTCAATTATATTATTAGATATTATTTCTATTAATCCAATTTGGGATGAAAAATTTGAACTGCTACCAAAATTTCCATTTAAATCATCACCAATTCGTTTTGCTTCACTTGTAGTATAGTCATACCCCACATTTTCTAAAAATTGTAAATCATTAAATTTATTTGATTTTTGCATCACCCAACACTCATCAGTTTTGTATATAAAGTACCCATTTTCATTTTCAAATACATGAGTATTATTATATGAACGATTAATTTTGGTGTACACTCCGTTTGCTTCTTCGGTTTCGTTTGAATTGAAGTTCGTAACTTTTAATGTAATATCCCGTAATGTGTCGTGGTTTTCAAATTTAAAAGATATGATTGGATCAGTTTCTGGTTTTTCGTAAACCAAACTTGGTTCACTTTGCCTAATATGTTTTTTATCTTGATTAAACCAAAATGAGTCTTTTTCATACTCCGTTTTTCGTTGGTCTGATTTTTTATATGTTCTTACGATTGAAGGTTTTCCACATACATATCCAGTTGAAGTGTCAATTGTTGTTTCGTTGCCATTACTAGAAACACCAAGATTTCTATTATAGCTATTTTCTGTGTGTGTTCTTAATCTACCATGCGAAACTATGTTTTTGGTAGTACCTATATGTGCTAAATCAAATGGTAAATATTCTTTTTCTACTAAATACTTTTTATTAGAGAAACACAATACACTTTTATCAACCCCAAAGTTAAATTGATTTTGTGATTTAAATATTTCAACAAACTCACTAGAAAACTCAAAGTCGTGATAATCAATTATACTCTGGTCTTTGTATTTTTTCTTTTTAACATTTATAGTTGAGGTAACACACAGTTTAGTATAGTTGTTGCTATATATTTTCCAATGGTTACCTGTATCAAAGTCAACTCCTGGTATTACACTTCTATTGTCAGGAATGTCTTTCTTGCATTCCCACATTAAATCATTGTGATACACCCGGTCTCCCACTTTATATTTAACATTGGTTTTAAAACTATTGTCGTAGAAATTTTCAATAACATGAGGTATGTCGTTTGAGTGTTGACTTAGATCAGTATCATATTCAACATCTGTATGAAGAATATCTTTTGAGTTTTCTACAATAAAATTTAATTTAAATTTATCAAAACCACCCTCGTCTACATACACTTCGTTTTTTGATTTAAGAAACAGGTTATTATGAGTATAAAAATCACTCACACTTCGTTCGGTTTTACATGGAATTGATGACCAATATTTAGATATTTTTTCAGCATTTACCACACCGACTTCAACCGTTAACTTCATATCATCTGAAATATTTTTTTCGTATCCTGTTTTGTTGTAAACGAGTAACCCACCAATATCACTTTTTAAACGAAGAGATTCAACATCTACATTTAAAAAGTCACGTGTATCTTCAAAAATAAAATCGATTTCAAAATTTATATAAAATTTCAAAGTTTCTGACGTATTTGTATATACCCCCACCTGGTCAACTTGACTATGTTGTTCTATTGTTAATGTGGGGTGTAGTCTGTCATTTCTAAGTTCCCACGTTTCTCCGTTATTGGATGTGTGGAATAACCAATTTGAATTATTGTTTCTAAAAAGATATTCACCCGTTTCTAGATATCCATATGAATAATAAACTCCGTTTGCTCCCTCATACTCATCCGTTAAGTTTCTAAGTTCAATTGCCAGATTTCCGTTGCCATCCGCAGTTTTGTATTCACATATACCATATATATTTTTTGTTGTAGTTTTATATACCCCACACCTTGGATACTTATTATTCATCAATAAACTAACATCTCTGGATAGTGTTTTCAGTTTCCAAGCACGATTTAGTCTAGAAAATTCAACAACAGAACTATTTTCGTTTATAATTTTATCTACAACATACGAATATCGTCCACCTAAAAAAGAATTTTTATCTTTGGAAAAGCAGGTTGCATTTAAGTGCGTCAATCCCTGTGTATTGATTTTCGACCTATTTGAAAATTCACCACTCTGCTCATTGGTTGATTTTAGTTTCCAAACTATTGCATTTTGAAAATTTAAATTACAAGCACTTGTTTCTTGATATTGCATTATATCAAGCAATTTTAACTTATTTTCTATACTATTGTATTTATCTAAAAATAATTCATCTTGTGAATCTGAGTTTATATAAACAAGTGGTATTTCATAGATGAATTTATTATTTGTTTTGGATTTAATATTAATTTTCCAAATTAAAAAGTTATTAAAATTTTGTTTTTCAAGTTTAAATAGTAATTTGTTGGGAACTATTTTGAATCTGTTGCTAACCGATACATTTGCTTCTTGAAACTTGTTACCTATTATTTGTTTAGATGTATCGTAAACAAACCCATTTTGATCAACCGTATTATCAGAATTAACCAATACTTCTTTTCCTGTATAAAACCCTTGGTTATTATTTTTATTTGCAAGAAATCCGTCTTCTAAATATTTTGTATTTGAAACTATAAAATTTAAATTTTTAATATTTCTGAGTTTCCACTTTCTGATGTCGTCATCGTAGGTTATAATCCACTCTCTGTTTTCGTTTGTATAAGTCGGAATTGGAATATTGTATGCATCAAACTTATCACAATATGAAATGTCATTTCTAAATCTATATACACCATTTGCCGAAGCTTGTTTGGCAGTGAACCCATTTATCCTAACATATCCATCAGAGTATTTATTATCGTTTATCTTGGATATTTTATTTACATATTGTTCATCTGATATGAATTCACCGATTTCTGATGTTTTTTCTTCGTTTAAGATTACAAAGAAATTATTTACAAGTTCTCTGTTCTTGGTGTATGTAATTCCATAATCTATGTCTCCATCTTCTTCATAGAAATTTGTAATTTGAACTTCATATGTATCAGACGAAATCGGTGTTTCGTTTCCACATACATCAGAACGCATTACCTCTTTTATTTTTGCGTCTAAATATAATTCAAAATCTAAAATAGACTCGTTAGAAAAAACTATAACTTCGGTTGCGTTTAATCTTTTACTTGATGTTTTTTCCGAAGTTTGTATGTTAATTTTTTTGGTGTGTATTAATCCTGTGTCATATTTTACCGAATCACGTCCTTCAAAATACATATTCGCAGAACTTAGTGATTTTCCAATTGTATCACCAAGTTCTAAGTCTACATAGTTTTGAAGTGTTACGACTGAACTTACGGCCGGTGTTGGTTCTCCTGTAATAATTCTTAGTTCTGCTTTTTCTTTTTTTGTATATCGTGAATCGGTAGTTGGATTTTCAATCTTTATTTTTGGTGTGTCATTAAATGTTATAGTGTTGTCTGTAATCCAATTTATTCCCGTGATTAAAAAGTTATCTGGTTTTATTCCTGTTATTTGTCCTGATAAAGTGTCTATGTTAAATAGTTTATATGCCTTTATCTTCTGTGGCCAAGATGACTTCCAGTTAGCAGGTCGGTTTCCATATATTTCTACCTCTTCCTGTCCAGTATACCCCATTCCATTTTTAATTAAGTCAATTCCCCTAACAAATTGTGGTATATTGTTTGTATGCATGGGTGTGGGTTGGAATTGTGTTTCGTTTGTTTGTCGTGTAATTAATGTATTTTGAAAAAAGTTTTCAGACTTTAAGTTGGAAGTTACTTCCGATGTAGATTCGAGTGATATTAAAAACATAAAGTCAAAATTATCAAGTGACTCACCCACATAAACTAAACTATAATCTTCTTTTGTTAGAATATTTTTTTCAAAATTATTTATAGTTTTTTCATTTGAAATATAATTTACACTTTCTTTAATGTTTTTAATCAAGTTACGAGTATTTGTTTTTATCTTTTCTCCTTGTTGGTTATACACCGATCCAGGTTGAAAATTATTTCCTCTGCTTATTATCTCACAATTTTTGTATTCATTTTTATGAAAATTAAATTTAAGATTACATTCATTAATCCTTACCGTCACATTTCTGTTTACTTTAAAATTTATTCCTTTAGCCAAAAATTGTATTTTTAGAATTGAGTTTGTTTTTAGTTTTATATCGTGTGTAACGGATATGTCGTATACATCAGGTGAGTAAAATATGTCAGTTGTTTTGTGTATGTGTTTCTTTTTAACTTGACCACTACTCAAATCAACTACGTCGGAAATTCCTTGATTTTTTATATTATAGTCTGATATAAACTTAAAGTTGACATCATTTGAATAGTTCAAAGAGTTTGGTATTTTTACTAAATTTACATTGTCAAAGTTTTTAGAAGAAAATCTAACTTGGTTGCTACTGTAGTTTCTAAAATCAAAAACCAACTTGTCACGATTATCAAAACTAACCAATGAATTGATTAATCCCGATGTGTAGTATGGTTTGTCACACGATTCGTATTTTTTTCCATCAAAAAAACCAACTACTCTAATATTTTTATCCGATTCAGTTTGTTGAATTTGATCACTACCCACCCATCCGTTTTGTAACTTACCCTTAAAATTTCCGTTTAAAAATACATATTTTTTATCTCCAGAAAATGTGTAATTATCACTGGGTTTGCTTATGTTTTTAAAACCGGACTCATCTGAGAAAACCCGTTCGGTTAACTCACCCTTGTAAATTCCGTATAATTCTGCATTAACCCACCCGTGTATATATGCATCACACTCGATGAATCTATCATATTTTGAAATAAAATTAACACGACCAAAATAGTCCACGTCTCGTTGTGGTAAATTGTCTGATTGAATTGAGTTATTAAATCCGGTGCTGAACCACTCTGGTGTGTGTGTATTGCTATCTGCTATCTTATTACCCCCAACCCAAGTATAGTTTTCATATTGTCTACCTTGGTTTAGTGCCAAATACTTACCACCGTCAATTGTGTTGTCTGATGCAATGATCCACCTCATCTTGAGGGAGGAATAGAAGACCCACCACATTCTACTTTGATTTGTAAATACAGGAAAACCAGAAGTTCCTTTGAATTTAAATTCGTATATTCCATTTGCAGTTTCCATTCCATCTGTAAATCCCGAAATCTGAATTCCGTCATTAAAAAATATATCATAGTTTACCAACTTACCTGTATACTGAACTCCTATTGTTTTCTTTTCTTTTATTTTTTCGACCTTAAAAAGTTTTCCTTTTTGCTCTGTAATTCCGTGGACTGTAAATATATCCCGTGTAGAATCTGTAATATCTTCACCTACCAACTTTCCACAATAGTTGTAGTCAAATGTAAACTCAGATTCGTTTTTAAAAACTTTAATGTCTGAGTCGTGTGTTATTTTATAGTCTGCTTTTTTATTTATGAGGTATGTGCGTTCGTTTCCAAAGGTTGCTATGTTCCTATTAGATAAACCCAGATCAAAATTAATATTTAAAATTTCAGTTATTTTTTCTTTATCCGAGTGTGCATTATCTTCCAAGTCTATCCAAGATGTAGACTGTATACGTGGTGGTGGTATTTTGTGTCTTTCAAGCAGAGACGGTTCGATTAATAATCCTGATATTAAATTTGCTCTAGCAGGTACTATCTTTTCTAAATTTTCAAATAAAGATGGATCAATATAAGACTTAATTAGATTAAAGTATTTTTGAATATCAAGTTTTCCAAAACCATGTTTAAAAAATATCTTTCTCAATCCCTCTAGTTTTTTGTAACAATGGTTATATGTTTCTTGTGGGTTTCCTATAAACTCTCCCAAATTAATCTGACCGAAAAATCTGATGATTTCCTGATTCGTTATATCCGTGGGACTGAAGTATACTCCAAGTGTGTTTGAATCTACCGTGTGTCTGTCCTTTGATTTTTTTGTAGAACGGGAGTATGGATTTAGTTCTGACACCTTTTCTTGGGTCTCAATTCGTATTTTATCATTGTTAAATGATTTTCCACCCATTGCAGGAAGATTACTAATCTCACTTCTGTTTTTTCCTACGAAGTGGTATGGATATGTGGTGCTTGTAAAGTTATATGCAATTACATCTTGTTTGTGGGGGGATAATGCATAGTTTTTTATAGTACCAACCCCCATCGGTGATGTGGGTGACTCAGATTGTTCAGATATAAGTGAATATGGATGATCAAAGTTTATTTTAGTAAGCAACACACTTTCTAGTTCAATGTAGTTATCAATGTCGTAACCTTGATTGTTATTTATGTGACCAATAAATCGTTTTTCTGAGATAGCAGTTGTGTAAATTCTAAGTTTATCAATTGTTCCTCTGAAGTTCGTCTGTTGATTATAGTTTCCAAAATATAAATTTTTTGTTTGTATAATATTATTTGAGGTGTACTTAGTTACTACTAAATCTTCTTGACTTGAAAACACTTCAGCTGAGTCATACATTCGTTTTACACACATGGATATAACAGAATCTGTGTTGATGTTCGATTGTTTGCTGGTTATTAATATATCATACTCAACATTATCATCAAAGTATATTGGATTAGAAAGTTTACTTGGACACACAAGAATACCATCGGTATTATAAAAATTTAAATAAAACTTTCCATAATCTTCTTTGAATGTGCTATCTCGGTGAATTCCGAATTCCCAGTTTTTATTTGATTGTAAAATAGAATAGTAACCACTGTTATTAAGATATCCGTTTTGTTTTAATTCACTGATTGTGTAGTGATTTCCAGTGACACTTCCTTCAAATCTAAAATCAAGATTATGCTCGTCATTTCTAAATTCACCACTGGTGGCATCGGGATCTTGTGAGAAACTAAATGACAACCTCACCACCTCGCCGTTAAGTGTGTCTTGAGCACCAATTTCTGCTAGAGTATACAATGGATCATATGTTCCGTCTTCCAATTTTCCCCGGTCCGAATATATAGTTACAAACGAAGGTTCTGTTCCTGCGTTTACTTTTGGATACGAAAATGAAACCCCTTCTCTAAAATTTTTCCAAGATATCGCAATAACCGAGTTTTCTGTTTTCCACATTTCAGGAATAAACGAGTCTTGATTTTTTCCTTTTGTGTAAAATTTAGGTTTACTAGAACCAATAATATAGTCATCATCGGAGTCAATTAGTCTTTCGATTCCAACACTAATTCCTATGTTTGAAGGTAATGTTGCACTGTTTTGTTTTTCAAATGTTATTGTGTCATTAGTATTTTCAAAAAACTCTTTACCTACACTGAGTTTCAACTCAATTGATGCTTCATTTTCTTCACCAATTTCAAAGTTTATAGGAATGTCCAAATATTGGTCGGATTGATTTATCTGCAATGCATAATCAAGTGTATCTATTTTAAAACTGGTATCAGATTCGTCTAAATCTGTGTTGTAATTTATTCCTCCATATTCACGTATTCTAAATAGATAATCGGGAATTCCATAACACTTAAACAACGCACGGATTGAGGTTTCGGTACCTGATGTTTTTAGAATATAGGGTAAGTTGTTTAAAACTCTGCGCCAAACTATGTCTCTATTTTCTTCAAACTTCTTTCCAATTGTAAGTTGGTCTGATGTTCTTCCTGACAGTCTAACTCCAAATGAGTTCATTACAAACCAAACTAGTTGATTTGGAATTCCTTTTTTAATTGAGTTTCTCGCACTTGCCATTTCTGTCATGTTTTCTGTATATACATGAAGAATGTCAAACTGCTCTCCTATCATTCCCAAAAACAGAGTAAACTCTTCGTTTTCGTTTGTTCTTACCAAAAACTCGGGTAAACTATTGTATAGTGACTCATCGTTGTATTTATCGTGCAACTCTGCTTCTTTTGCTTTACTTTTATACCAAGAAAACCCATCACTTTTCTGAAAGTCAATTATCTTAGTAGGAATTAGTTCAGGTGGAAATATCGCAGTTCCCTCTGTATACTCCCCTTCGAGTAAACTGAGTTTAAACAGAGATGATTGATTTGCAAATCCAATATTGTTATTATCATTTGCAGAGAATCCTGAGTTTAGGTTTGCCGTACCCGAGTAAATGAATATATCGGTATCCTCATTAAATAATTTCCACTTTGAAACGGTGTAGTCCCATATTATCTTCCAGGAATGGTTATTTTCGTTTAGAAAAACTTTATCAAGGTCGTATTTTCTAGATGCGTGTAATTTGTACAAACCATTCGCACCATCTGTTGATCCATCGAATCCGTTTATATTAAATGATGTTTCACGTGGCCACGAACTGGTATTATTGTCATAATATAGAAATTTATCATATGGAGTAAATGTTTTAAATATTTCAACAATTCCTTCGTTATACTTTCTAATATCTTCATTTTTTAATATCTCAATTGATCGGTTTGCCTCAATCGCAGTCAGAAAACCATCAGACACATCATTGTTTAATTTATTTATTTTTCTAACCGTTTCTTGAATCTTGAATTTAAGTTTTGATATATTCGTGAGTTTTAAAACAAAATTATCCAATCTTGCACGTGCAGAAGAAAACTTAACAAAGTTTTTAAAGTCAGAGTAATCTATGTTGAGATTTTCTATTTCCGTGTTGGTTGTCTTAAAGTGGTTTTCTGCACTATTTACATCATCTTCTGATAACTGAGATTCTTCTTCGTCACTAAGTGAAAACTTTTTAGTTGCGTTTGAAGTTAACTTTGTTGATATATCAGGACCCCTCAACTTAAATGTTGTAGAACTTTTTTCAACCAACGATCTGAGTATAATGCTTTTTACTATATCATCCGAATACGGGTTCTGTGATATATAAAAATTTACATCTTCTGTGATTGATTCATCTAAGGGTGTTAGTAATTTTATTAACAAAACATCATTTGATTCACTTGACAATGATTCATCTGTATAACTTGTGTATTTCAAAAACGGAACAAACAACCCGTTGCCAAAGTTCATTCCATTTAAAAGATATGTATCAAATCGTTTTTTAAATACACTAGAAACTTCGTCTTCATCAAACATCTGTATCATCATATATTTGTAGAACATTTTTAAATCAGCATTATCCTCTTGGACAAATCGTGAAAAGGTGTTCAGTGTATAATCAATTAAATTTATATAATCTGTGTAAAATCTACTTTGTGAAAACACTTCATTGTAACTTCCATATAGATAGTTTTTATATGTATCTTTTAGATTTGTATATATTGAATCTAATTCTTTTAATATTTGTAACTCAGTCAAAGAAAAAGACGTTTTTGCTTTGTCTATATATAATGAATAGTCAGATGTTTTTTTGGAAAATTCGTTTGATTCGAGTTCGGATACAAATGTTTTGTTTTTGAGTATATTTTTAAGCCTCTCTATTACATGGGCAACTACAACTTGTTTGTTTAAAAAGTTTCCGTATTCAAAATTGAAAGAAATTTGATTTGGGTTTCTTGAATTTTTAAAAGACTGAGTTACTGCCTTTATTTCAGTTCTTGATCCAGATATTTCTTTTATCTGTAGTTTGTATGGGTTCTCAAATGAACCCACTATGTCGTTTCTATATGAGATTCTTACTTTGTACTCACCTTGCATAATTCCAAGTTGATTCAACTCATACTTCGGTGAAACTAATACATTTCCATCTTTTGTTTTTGGATATAAAGACTTTAAGTAAGATATGTTTTTTCTTTCAATGACTCCATCGGAATTTAAGTATGATACATCACGTGTAGAATAATTTGGTGTCTGTTGTATGGTCTTCCAACCAATAAGTTCGTTGTTTTGTGTAAATGCCGAAAACTCTATTGCATCCTTTGAGTTTACACCGAATAAGTCTCCAGACACCTCTCTTTCTTTTATTTTATTAAAGTCAGATGAGTCTAAACTACTAGATCGTAAGACGTTAGTATCAATGTCAAACTTAGATGCAAATGTGTGTTGTAAAATGTCAGTCATAACCAGTTTAAGTTATTTGTTATGTGGGTTCAACCGCATAAGGTGATGGGTTGAGTGAAGTTTCATCATTAGAATTAGTCTCACTTTTAGGTAAAAACGGAAACGCATCCGAAAAATCAGTTTCATCTACACCCTCTCCATTTTTGATTCTCTGTTCAACTATCACATTTTTCATTGCTTTGTAGTTAGTTTCAGCATCCTCTTGGATTTTAATATTGCGATGTGATTCTCGTTCTAATACTTTTGATAACTCATCTAGTTGATTTTCTAACACACCCTCTCGTTTTAATTGATCCTCACTCAATTGTTTTATATCATCTTCTATCATAAGATTGTTATTAAAATCTGACTCATTGATAAGTTCGTTGAATGATGTATCATAGTTTTGCTCAATTTTATTGTTAGAGAATTCCGTAATATTTTGTTTCACTACGGAAATATTGTTACTTAAATCCTCGGTATTCATATCAACTAGTTGATTACCGTTTTCATCAATATGTTCAGTTGCCGATGTACCCGAAAGTAAATTGCTTAACTCAGTTTGATCAAAGTTTCTATTATCTAAATAATCTGGAATGTTGTTCTGTTGGCTCATCTTAATTTGTTATCATAAATGTTAGTTTGTCATTGTATTTTTTCACAATACCATCAGTTTCTAATTTCAAAATAAATTTATAGAGTCTACCTCTAGACAGACACCCAAATTCAAAATTAAAATAATGGCCGTTTGTGTCGCATGATATTTTTGTAAACTCAGAAAAGTCTATAACCACTTCTTCTGTTTCGGCATCCAACACAGAAAAGAACAAATCAAGTTGAGTAATATTGCGACTAGTATATCTCATTCTAGTTGAGAAAGTTTTCTTAGGAGTCAGTTCCCTTACACCAACCATCATTTTTTCAATCCCATCTTTTGAATATGACTCTTTTATATTTTCTACAAAAATATGCAGGTCTTTACTTTTTAACTCTACTATGTCACTTTCAAGTGATTTGGTTTGTGTAGTATTAATTACAGATTCTTCTAATGATCCTGTGTCTAGTGATCCCGAGTCTAGTGATCCCGAGTCTAATGATCCTGTGTCTAATGATCCTGTGTCTAATGATCCTGTGTCTAATGATCCCGAGTCTAATGATCCTGTGTCTAGTGATCCCGAGTCTAATGATCCCGAGTCTAGTGATCCTGATTGAAGTTCTATTTCTTTTTTGGTCGTTGTGATAATATATGGTTCAAATTTATAGTCATATCTACCAACTTCAATATACGGACGATAAATTGTATTTGTGTTTTTTGAGAAAAACTTTACATTACCACACCGTTGTGTTGTATCGTTTTTAAACTTTAAAATAATTCCGTTATTATCAATAGCAGACATATTCCAAAAAGAAACAAGTTGAGTTATATCAAGTTTTACATCTGAAGCAAGTTCTCCAAACTTAAATTTAAAATCTAATATAGATTCTTCGTCTAGTTCATTGTCATAAAATTTATCATACCAAGAACCCCCACCTGTGTCATATTCGGTTGGTGTGGTCGTAGTCCATGTATCTTTGTTTTTATTTTTATATAACCAAGATGCACCCGGATACAATAGTTCTGTATCAGAAAACCTACCCTTTCCTGCATTCCATTTTTCAGACACCGGATATACTTCAAGTTCAACATCCGACTCCAACTCTAAACTTTGTACTATCTTTAGGTTTAAGGTGTATCTGTTTGTTGTTTTAAAGTCTGATAAGATATTCTCGTTGGAAAATAATAAAAGAGACCTTGATATAATAGGACCACGAGTTGGGGTAAAATCAGAAGCAACTTCTAATATTTCATCTGCACCCGTGTTTAGTATATCATAATTACTGTATAATGTACAAGATTCTGTTGGATATATAAATTTAATCATTATACAACCCTCCCTATTATGTCTTTCTTTGGGAACTTTAATTCAAATATAGAAGGGTCCATTGACGGATATATTGTTTTACCCGATGTAGCTGCCTCTATATCATATTCGTTTTCGGAATAGTTGCCATTCTCAGTTGTTAAATTTACTACTTCAACATCAACCACGGATCGAACACCCGATATCTTTGTTAGTTTTAGTTCTATTTCTCCAATTTCAATTGGTTGCATAATTGAAATTTTATCAGTTGTGTATATATTCGTAATTTCATTAATACAATTAATTAAAACTTCTTTTTTATTGAAGTTTTCAAATACTGATATTTCAAAGTTTATTCCAAAGTTTATTACAAACGCATTCGTAATATTAATACCATCGGTCAGTATTCTATATTTACCCAAATAAGTTTTTAAGTTTTTTAATATCAACTCATTCGGTCTTATTAAGTGGTTGTTTTTATCATACGACAATACATAAAGATTAATAGCAAGTGGATTGTTAAGTTCTCCATACACAATGTTCATTCCGTTCGGTGTTGTCTTCGCTTCGTCCGTAAAAGCTTCTTTAAAAATATTAGTTTGTGAACGAGTATCAAGAGTTCCGTCTTTGGATACATATGCCTTTGCAATGCTCCCAAACTTAGGTGGCATAGACAGCGTTCGTATTACATAGTCATCACGTGTAACTGCACGATGTTGTGAGGAGAACGAAGCAAGTCCATTTTGTCTTATTTCTTCGTCAGTTTCGGCGGACTTTCCTCCCACGGCAGGTAGTGGATTATTTACCTGTATACTTGACTTAACCGTGTCGATTGATGCTTGTTCTGATTGATCTACATACTCAGTTGTTTCTTGAAATTGTATGCTTTGAATAGTATTTAACGTGTTTGCTGAAACATTCGACGAAACACCACCACCAACATAATATTTTACAAGGAGTGTGGTATTAGAAGGAGAACTTCCATAACTACTTGATTTTAGAAAATTACTTGGATCAATGCTGGTTTCTAGGTGTTTGGCAGAGTTCATGGTTTTTCCTAAGTTATCGAGATTTGGTATAATGATCTCATCATCAAATTTATCACTTCCAGCACCGAACTCTAGTGTAGTAGTGTTGTCTGGATTTACTATTGTGGTGAATCTCTTAGAAGATCGTATGAACTTCAATATATATGGAACTGATTCGGAGTATTTTGAATACACTGGATTGTTTCGATAATCGTTTGGTTCTTCTATCGGAATTGTATCTTGTGCAAGATATGGAACTTCGTAGTAGAGGTTTCCAGACGAGTCCTCTACTGAAAGTATCTCTATTACATCTTGATCAGGAAGTGTAATCTCGAAAAATTCAGTTGGTTCACCAACTCTAACTGTTTTTGATTTTAAAGTTCCGGCACTTGCTAGACATCGTTTTTTAAGAATGTAGAATGTAGGTTGACCAATTGAATCACGTTCATATACACTAACTTCACGTGGAAAGTCTTTTTTATCTTCATTAAAATTTATTTGAGACATTGTTCTAAATGGAGGTGAGTTTCCGTCAGATGAGGCAACCTCCATACCCTCTTGGATATTAAGTGCATATTTTAAATCTGGTTCCATTTTCCCGTTTAAACCCACCTTTGAAGGTACGAGTTGAAAAACCTCTAACTCAGTTGTCGCTGACACAGAGGTTCTTATCTTGTATCCAAGATAATTTGCTAAACTTATTATATTCTTTCTCTCTGACGAGTACTGTAAAAATCCCTCCTTGAATTGGTGGTCTATATAGTAAGACAACACATCACCTACATAACTGGCGAGTTCTATAAACATCATTCCCGTAGAGTTCTCGCTGAAGTCACGATATGTAGATGAGAAATAAGATTTTGAATATTCAATCAGGTTTTTTCTAAACGAATTGAAATCTTTACCCGTATAATTAATGTCTTTTTTGCTTGCAGATGATTGTTTATATGTGTCGTTGGCCATTTTTATGAAACCTCTATTTCTAATTTTTCGTATGAGTCAGGTATTGAACTTAACGAAAATGTAATTTGTAGTGTCGCTGAATTGGGTGCAGTTGATGTATCTCTTGTTATATCCACACTAAGAACAAGCACTTCTGGCATCCACTTTTCGGTTGCATCTCTCACTGCTTCTTTAAGTAGTTCATCATAATCTTCTTCTGCTGGATTAAACAACAAACTTCTTAAGTCACTTCCATAGGTTGGCATCATGGGTCGTTCTCCCTTGGCCGTCATCAAAAGCATTTTTAAATTGGTATGTGCACGTTCTATATCAGAATATGTTTGGTCGAAAAAACCGGATCTACCACGTGAATATGGTATTCTGATACCAAGTGGGATGTCTTTATTCATTTAATGTTCCCTCGTTTCTGATCTACAAGTTTTACTACATCAGAATAATTTCTGGTGAGTGCACTTGATACGTGATCAGGTAAAGCATTTATGTCCACATCATTTCCATTTAAGTCGGTCATGGTCTGTTGATTTCCTACACGTGATCCTTCTGTTGGAATTCCCCCCACGGTTTCGTTCAGTACCTTATTTAGTGCCTCGTTATTGCTATACCTCTTCGTGGGTACTTTTTTCGATGGAACATTTTTAAGTATTTGTTTTGTAGTCTCAACTGAATCATTTATCACACTTGGTGTAGTTTCTATTTTTATCAGTTCGGACAACATTTTTGGCAAAGACTCATTTAATTCAGCCCTAACCGCACCTCTTATTAGTTTTATTAATTCATTTTTTTTCATTGTATAACCTTTCTATCCAGATATAAATATTCGTTCACTTAATAATGTTGGAGCTCTTGCTCTTAAAGCTGCTAATGAACCTTGTTGAGTTGGTGTTCCTGTAGTTACCCACGGGTCACTGTGAGTATGACCAGATAACCAATCGCATAAATCTTGTAACCACCAAACCGTACAATCTCCTTTTAATGACGGGTGATTTCTTGTTGTATATACACCCAAGTGAATTGTAGGTGATTCTATTGATGTATGCATATCAGTTTTTAAAACAATTCGTTGCTTTGCGTTCATTGTAATTTCATCATCAGTTGAAACAAAAAATTTTCTTTTTGAGAAGATTCCACACTCTTGAGTTTTAGCCGATATAAGTATTCGTTCTGAATTTATTACAATTTGATTTCCATTTAAAGTAGGAAGTTGTGCTCCAAATATTATACCATCAGTTTGCTCTGATAATACCAAGTTTTCTGTTTTTTCTATTTCTTTTGCAAATATTTTGTCGTACACTTTTTCTGCATCTGCTAGTGTTTTTTGCACCTCTTCATTGTTCTTTAAGTTTTTCAGATCATTTGGATGTAGCAACCCAACCGCGTTCATATCAGCATCTTCAAGGATGGTGTCCTTTAATTCTTCACGTTTAATTGTTTCTCCTGTATGAAATGAAGTTACTTCGTTGGCATCCTGTTCTGCTGGTGGACCCCCAACGGGTTTCTTTTGTTTTGTTTTAGATTTTGTTTTTTTGTATGGTTCATCTCCGGTTTTTTCATATGTATCTTCTTTTATATCTCCACTACCATCTGTGTATGTATCGTAAACCACACTCTTGTTGTCTGATTCATATGTTATACCCGAAGAATTCTTTTCTTCTATTTGATGAGAACTGATTGCGTCTTTTTTTATTTCGTCTTCAAGTTCATTTTTAGTTGTTGCTTTAATTTTTTTATTTTCATTAGAACCGGATGATTTTGTAAGTGCAGGTGCACCGGTAGTTACGGGTTCGTTTTGCGTCTGTGGTTTTATTCCAAGTTGATCTCTTACACTTTTGGGTTTGTTAGGTATGGTTACCTGTATGTTTTCCTGTTTTATTAATTTATTATTTGACTCAGCTACTTGAGTTGAAATTGATTTCTGTGAATATTTTAAATCTTCAACATTTATATCCTTTTTAATAATTGAAGTTTTTTGGCCAATTTCTTCGGATACTTCAGATGCTGATATGTTTTCGTTTACAAAGTCAATACCTGTATTTTCAGATTCATAGTTAATTCCCTCGTTCGTATCTGCATCAGAGTTCCAATCAAAAAAAGCCTTACACTCACTTGCAGGTGGTGATAATGTAGCACCCACATCGTGATCATTTTGCATAGGTTCTTTTAATTTTAACGAACCATAACCCTGAACGCATATACATTCTTCTTGTGGTGTACCTTCATCTATCACCGCAAACGAATTTATTGGAAATTGTTCTGCGTTATTTACTTGTAATTTTGTTGATCCCGCTGCAACCGGTTCTGTTAATGTGTCTGCAACTCCGAGTTTCTTTGTAAGATTACTTTTGGCAATAGTTGAGTTTGTATCGGTTATTTCAGTTTCTTGTTCATCATATCCACGTTCTCTTTGGTATCCTGTACGAGTGTCAAATTCTAAATTTACTAAATCTTTATTTCCCTGTGACACTGTAATGTCGGTTTTTCCTAAATTACAGGCATCACACTTTAGCATATCTACATCACCTGCGATTGATTTAAATTGCTGATCAAAACCAAAATCATTTGCGGCGTATGTATCGTATGTTCCATCAGATATAAGTTTATTTCCAACCGCACTTGTTAGTCCTTTGTTTGTTAATGTGTTTGAAAATGTTTTTCTTAATGAATCAATCGTATCCGACCCATATTCCATATTTTCCACCCAGTCACATAAATTAAACAAACTGTTTGCAATATTTAAATCTTGTACTCCGAATCCAGAAAAATTTGGTTTCAGATTTAAAAGTTTGTCAAATATTGATTTAAGTCGTGCAAGTAAATCTAAATTTATTCCTATTGATAATATTAAACCAAGTGCTTGTTCTGTATCGGAATTATACCCACCAGGACCACCTCGTTGTTTTCCTTTTAATCCAGCACATAATAATTTTAAACCAAAACCAGCAAGTTTGAATAACTTAAACATAGGTGTATCGTTTGGTCCTATACCCAACATATCCCCACCAGGAACATCAATCCCAAGTGCAGATGCAGCCATTAAGGAGTTTCCTGTTTTATTTCCCTTAAAAAAAGAAGACGAACCACCACGTGCCGACCCAACGGAGTTGATTATCCCCTTCTCAAGTGTTGAGTTCAATCCAAAGTTACCCAAACCCACCGAGTTTATCAAGTGTTTCGATTTTTGGTCGGTGGACATATTTCGTTTCTGCTTGTTACTTCCAGGAGTCTCTATGAATTTCATTAAATTATTAGAAGACTTTCCTCCAAAGTGTGAACCCAACTTACCCGCAGTTCCTCCATCTACCGCAGTTCCAAATGAAGCAGTTAGTGCACCCGTCATATTATTATTAGATGCAAAAGATGCTATTTGTGACTTGGGTAGGGCATTTGGATTTTTTTCTTCGCACGCCTTACAATTTGAATCTTTGGTTTTCATTTTAGTTTCTAAAACTTGTGTCGATTATGTCTTTTCGTTTTCCTATGTTACTGTTTGATATTCCGTCCATACCATTGTATGTCTTGTGTACACAACCACGTCTGCGATATGGGACATTGTCATATTTGTGGGTTAGTGTAGGTACGAACTTGGATACGGTTCGTCCTGACGTAATTTGTATTGAACTTCCATCTTCATTTACATCTTCGAGTATATTATATTGAAACCACTTTTCGTCTTTTTTTGTAACTTTCTGACGGTTTCTGATAAGTATCATAGGATTTCCTAAGTTGTCGGCATATGATTCTCCATATCCGTTTTGTGTCCCAACATCCACAGATGGGTTGTTTTCATAACACCCGAATCTAACACTGCTACCAAATCTACTCTGTATTATTGTATCACCTTCATAGTGTCGCAGTGGTCTTATTTTATTGTTTGCTTTGAAATATTTTCCTAGATAACTTTTACCCACAGGATCGGCATATCTGTTTGTTGCTGGCCATAGGTCTGATTTATTTCTTGCTCCGTCAAGTGATCCCGGACTTTTAGTTGCACTTATTCCTCCAGGACCTCCGTATCTGTGTTCGTGGGAGAAGTCTGCACAATTATTAACAAAATTTCTTGAGTTGAGTCTACGTGTATAGTATTGTCTGCCCATATACATTGAAACTATAACAATTTCATTTACAAGTGGATATTCAAATACACCGGTTTCAAGTGGAGTAACCCAATCAAGTTTATCCACAGGTGTTGTTTGTTGACTATTTACCAATCTTACTCTAACTCTTCCAATCCAAGAATAATCACGGATGTTGGGGTTGTTATATGTATCAGGCCATGTTGATCGTTCTACCGTTGGTACTTCTGGATTTGACGAAGAAAATATCGGATGGGTTTCATCCCGAATTACGTCTATTACTATCGCAGCTTCTAGTTCATAAAAAAAAGAAGAGTCGGTTCCCGATAACTCATTACCACGTACAGTTGATAATTCTTTTTTGTCAAGATTTTGTGTTTTTGATTTAAGTTGTACTTGTGTGTGTGCCATTATACAGATTCCGAATCGTTCTTGATCTTCTCAAAGTCTTTCTCTATTACACCATCAGTTTTGCTTATTTCCTCTACTTCTTTTTTAACGTTTTGGAGTAATTGTTCTTTTTCAATCTCAGTTAACCCACCACCATCTCCACCACCATCTTCAGATGATGACGAACCACTTAAAAATCTTTGCAAAACCGCAGACAACTTTATCAGTTGGTCATCGTTTTTAACAGATACATCAATATAATCCTTGATCATAGGGGCAATTACAGTGGCACTTCCTGCATCTTTTACCATTGTGCGTAAATCTTTAATCAATTGATCAATTTGAGCAGACTTACGAGTTGAGTTAAAATAAATGTCTTTGGCAAGAGATGAAAATGTTTTTCCATCAAAAATTTCTTTATCAGTATCCATAAATATAAATATGAATATATATATTTTTTATATTAGTTACTGATAATCGTTTTTTACATCACCAGTTTCTTTGTATTCGACTTGAATTCGTCTTTGCATATCCTTCATTTTATTAACGACTTTTGTAATATTTTGAGTTTTACAATTAGTCATCTCTCTAATATAAAGATACAATGCTTTTTTATTAAAATTTTCAATTCTATCTGAGTTTCTAAATATCTCAAGAACTGCGTAGGCTATCTGTAGTTCATTTTGTTTTTTAAAAACCTTTTTAATATTCACATCCCAATAAGCTATCATTAGTCCAAAAAACTCAGATAGTTCTTTTTTACTAGTTGGGTTTGATGGTAGAGAACTTAGTTCCAAGTCAACGTTTGTAGATTCATCGTCATCAACACTTACGTGCTTTTTAAATTTTCTATAATTTCCGTTATTATACAATATTAAAAAGTTTTTGGCAATTATGCTGAAATAAGAAAAAGCCTTTCCGTTATCTGGTTTATATTTGTGGATGTTGCTGACTAAATTACTAACAACTTCCTGCTGAACCTCTAAGTGACTGCATTGAAAATACGAGAACTTGAATGTGTTTAGTATGTTTTCTGCAAGTTTATCAAACGGATAGGAAATCCCCTCATTGTAAATTTTATTTCTCTCCACCACACACTCGGTTTGATTATATTTAATAATTGCGTTTTCTGCGTCTTTTCCAAAGTATATTTTAGATTTTTTTCTTCGTTTTTTTGGTTTGTTACCCGTTGTATCCACTTAACTATTCCTTTTTATTTGATTTTATACCATGATCAAATTCTTGTATAGTTTCGGACAACTCCGTGAACACAGCACCCACTTCGTCATCAGACTCGAATATTTTCTTATCGTCTATTTGCTTAATGTCGGATTGGAGTTTGTTTAGTTTTTCATAAACTCCCTCACTCCAATTTTCGTATATTGTATTTTTTCTATACAGATTATATATTATATACACAAGTACTCCTGATAATAGTGTAAACACACTACAACTTATCAATAAGGGACTTAGAATATTAATCATTCGGTAAAATATCTCATATAAATATATGTTTGTCAACTAAAATGTTTTTTTAGTTAGTTTTATTTTTATCCTCAGGTAAATCTGATTTATTCTTCTTATCATCAACATCGTCCTTTAGTGGAACATTGCCAATAGTACTACCTTCAATATACCCACCACTGGACTTATATCTGGTATCTGCGTATATAGATTCATTGTCATCTTTTTTTAACTTATTGTATAACTCCATAGTTGTTTTTTTCCAAGGAACATAATAAGGACCTTTTAATGAGGGGTCTTCTGTGTCATACATCGGAGTTGACATGACATTATCGTCTTCTTGTTTTATTCTGGATTTATGTATTCGGCTTGGGGAAGGTGACGAGATAGGAGTTGGTGTTGGAGTTGGAGTTGGTGGTTCGGGAGTAGGAGTTGGTGTTGGAGTTGGTGTTGGAGTTGGTGTTGGTGGTTCGGGAGTAGGAGTTGGTGTTGGAGTTGGTGGTTCGGGAGTAGGAGTTGGTGTTGGAGTTGGTGGTGCG